GTATTGTAGTATGGCACGCGTAGGTCATGGATCACACTCTCGGTAAGCGCTCTATCCTTTTCTGTGCCCATATCTTGGGCCAGCTTGGCATAGCTTTTGATCGGGACGGCCAAGTCCCAACCGAATGACCGCATTGCCTTGAATGTCGCGATAAGCTGCAGACAGTTGGGCGAGTAGCGGGGATCCCAAACAATCGTCACCCCATAGGGCAAGTCCCTCACGTCCTTGACAACCTGACTCCCTATGTCGAGTGCCTCGATCCAGCCAGGCGGTTTGTTTACTTTGCCCCTGATTGCCACGCCGCAACCGTCTGGCGCTGCGCCCTGGCCACCAGCCACGTCAATGGCAAAGCCGTCTTGAATCAGCGCCTTGGCGTTGGCCTTGTTTTTGATATGCATCATCTCGCCCGGCTCGTGCATAATCGGGCGTCCCCCTGGCTCAAGTTGTCGGTAGGGTTTGATCAGTTGTACCCACATAGACGCCCCTCCAAAACAGGGGCGGTGGTGGTCCCGCCCCGGCGATCTAGGCTACAATCTCTGTCCAGGCCGTCACGGCCGGCGGCAGATATCGAAGTGCCTCGGCGAATACCAGTAGCGTCGCGTTTGACGACGCGGTGAGCACGTCCAAGCGCGCGCGCACGTGATCAAAGTTCTGTGCGGCGTTCATCTCGGCAGCTCCCAAGTTGATGCAGACGTTATCATTCCCGTCTCCGCCAGCCTGGGTCAACTGCGTGATTGCCTTGGCCGCGATTGCTACGGCCCCGGTGCCCGCGTTGTCCTGCGCCTGATGCAATTCCAAATCGACGGTAGACGTTGCGGTCATGTCGCCAACGTCCAACACGAACAGGAACCGCTCGCGCTGCGCCGCAGAAATCCACGGCGTGTAGTAGGTGCCTGTGTGGAGGTCCGCGTGAATCACGGCCACCAGCTCGAGACGGTCTGTGGTCAGTCCTGGATACGGCATAGTTGTCTCCTTTTTTCAGTTGATCTAGGTCGTCGCGGCGCTACCGAGCACCACAAACGGTGACACTTGGGTCGTGCCGTCCTTGAGATAGATCGGCGCTTGCAATTTCTCTTGGCCGTCGACCTTGCAGAAGAACTTAAACACGGTTTGGTTGCTCAAGAACAGCACGTGCTCCGAGCTGGCGATTGAGATACCCCCCTCTTCGGCTACGTAGTAATAGCGCTCGTCGGCCAACACCACGTCACCTTGCGTCCCAAGGATCGGCGTCTTTTCCGTGAACACGTACGGCAGGCCCAAGATGGTGCTGGGCTCGCCGTCGCGGGCGTTCTCTTGCCAGATGTAGTTACCGTTCGGATTCTGCATCTGAATCAGCGATTCATAGCATGAGATGCTGAAGATCCAGTGAGCCGAGGTCCAGCTAACAGAGAGCAAGTGCTGCTTCATGGCCACAAGGTCGAGGTATGAAATAGCACCGGCGCCTAGACGCGCCTGGATGAACGTACCCGGCGAGTTGATGATCCCCAACGGTTGGCCTGCGCCAGTACCATCCAGGAACGACTCGTCGCGGTAGAACCGCAACGCGTCGGTGAACAGACCAGACAGCAGTCCCGGCAAGTTGATCACAGACCGACTCAAGAGCTGGTCAAACACGGGGATATACCCGGACAGCTCCCAAGGATTGAGAGAAATCTGGGTAAAGTCCACGTCGGTTGTCGGCTTTTCGTGGCCGCTCTCGGTCCAGTAGGCCCTCACACCGCCAAGGAAATTGGTTTCCCCAGCCGTCTGTCCTGCCGTCGAAATGCCCGGCATACGAATAGGACCATTGACCGACTGACGATCCGCGCGGGGGTATACGATCTCCATCTCGGGCTCAATGCGGTTCATCATCGGCATGAACGTCTCGGGCACCAGGTAGGCCCCCGACGCGCCCGTATCCTCTGACAGCGTCTTGGTTCTAGTCGAGCCCATGGCCTTGAGCGCGGCGCTGTCGTTGTTGGCGATCGCGTAAATGAAGTCGTCAAAGCTCTTGCCGTTCTCCGTCATGCCGGGCGTAAGGTCTGCGCCGCGCTTTGGGACGGCCCATGCCTTCTGCATGCCGTCCATCTTGGCCAATACGCCGTCAAGCGTTTTGGCCTGCGACGCGGCGAACATCTCGGCCATGCGCAGCATCTCGGGTTTGTTCTGGTCCTCGATGTAGGCCTTGGCGCCGTCGGCGTCATCGAATGTCTGTACTGGCATACCTACCGGCTCGTTATCCTCGCCGATAGCGTACACGTGAAACTTCCCACCACTCGGATAAGTTCGCAGCATGTTATCTCTCCGTTTCTGACTGGTTGTCACTATCTTCGGTTTCTTTTGCGGACTATCCCCACCGTCCCCTGCGGTTGCCTTGACTGCAAACGCCTCTGGGGCCAGCGCCTTGAGGCCGGGGGTGTCTAGCGCTCTGAGTGCTTTTAGGGTAACGGCATTGCGTGGCTCTGCCGGCGTCGGCGTAAGCGTCGCATCCATGCCCAACGGCCAGCGGGTAATATGCGTAGCCTTCTCTCCTGGCTCCTTTTCGACAAGATGCGGAGCGGTGCCCGAGGACCATGATAGCTTCCCTGCTAGGCCAAGCTGTCGAATGGCGCGATCATATTTGTCTCGCATCTTGAGTTGGCCCTCGACCCAGACCCCTACATCATCCGGGATCATCGCGACCTCACCAAGTACCCGCTTTCCTATCACCGGGTCTTGGCCATGGTGATAGTAAATTGGGCTCGTTTTCGGCTCTTTGAACACATAATCTGTTTTTGTGTCAAAGTATTCCTTTGTCAGGTCTGGCTTGTTCTCGTCAGTAAACCGAACCAGATAGCCCTTGACGGTGCCATCTGCCAGCATCTTGACGCTGCCCCCCAACGAGAGGACAAGATCGTCTATCTGTTTCCCCATAACTCCTCCTACTGTAACGCTCTGTCAATCTCGGCCATGATGCGCTCCTCGACCATGCGATCTTGCGCCACGTCCTCTGCGACTGACAGCGTTGTGTGCCATCCATGCCGCCGGTGCACGTCTTGCTGCGTCTCTTCACCGACAACCCCTGCCGCGTAGGTCACTGGTCGCCCAGTGCGCGGGCTCCGTGTATCGACCAACTGTGACAGCGGACTTGTCACAGATTGTCGCCAGCTCTGTTGCAACCGTTCCGATGTGTCCTTGCCCTGTAGGCTGCCACCCTTTGTGCGCCATCGAGGGCCGAATAAGCGCTGATACCAGCGCTTGGGGTAGGGTCCAGGCATATTAGCCGCCGTCTCGATCGGGTATGTAGCCATGCGGTTTTTAATCTCACCGGCCACGATGCCCACGACGCCGGACAACGTGCGCTGCATACTGATTTTATCCAGCCCGCGCAAGGCGGCGTCTAGGCCCTCGATCCTCATATATGTCTTGTTGCTGGCCACTATGCGTACTCCACAGCTAGCATACACCGACAGTTATTGTGAGCCGGTGGGCCAGATGGGAATTGGCTACCCCACTCGTCGTCTACCGCCTTGTCTAGCGGGCCACAGATCGGGCAAACCCGTTCGTCCTCTGCCGTGAGCCACCGCTCGATGACTGTGATACCTGCTGTGCGCATGTTATTGGCCAGTTCATGCGACGCCTCAGACAGCGCGCTCGACGTTTCGTAGGCTGCGATGCCCTCAGCGCGCCGGTCGTTGAATAACCGCTGTGCCAGGCTCTCGGCCACCTCTGGCAGAACGGCGCCGCTAGTCACGTCGCCGACAATGTTCTGTAGCCGTGCTTGGTTGGTCCTTTGCGTAAGCCGGACCGCCTCGTCTGCGCGCGCGCGTGCCCACGTCTCAGAGTTCGTGAGCAACTCGTCGTACTCGATGCCCCAGCCCAACGCAGCGCCCTCTGCTAGTGCCCTCTCGGCCGCTACTTGCTGGAGCACTTGAATCAGCACGCCGCGTAGTTGGGTATTGAGCACATCCAGGACGGGCATTTTACCGGCCCTGACCGCTCTGATAATCGCGGGTAGCTGGCTTGCGTAGATGGCCGCGATGCCCTCAGCTAGCGCCTTCTCTGTGCCTATTGGATACGCTTTGACGCCTGCCAAGAACGGATCAAAGGCCGTCTCTGGATCTGCCAGCAGGCGCATGTGGACCGTCTTGGCAGCCCAGTCAGGTATATTGTCAGACTCAAAAGGGCAATCACCGCCCCGCTTGCTGGCCTTGCGCGCCCACTTGGAGATATCCTTGCGCATCATGGTGGCCGCATCTAGGGACCGCTTCGCCTCTGGTGGTGTGCCTGGATTCGTGGGCTGTGGAGGTGCGCCGTTAGGTTCCTCACCTGGTGCCTGGACAATCACCGGCACCGGATCTGGTTCTGGCTCTTCATCGGGTATATCTTCGGGGAACGGCATGCCCATTTGATCCCACAACCTCTCGGCCAGAAACACGGCGCGGTCGCGGGTCAGCACCTTTTTATCAAGCTGGTCTGTGACGGCGCCCATGAGCTGTGTCAGGCCCTCGGCCTTTTCGGCCTCGTTCTGCTGGATAGCCTCCACTTCGTCAGTCAAGAAACGGAACTCATAGCCTAATGGTTTCCATAGCTGCCTGTTCATGCCCGACTGGATGCGCCCCGCCTCGGGGAAATTGGTATTGATGTGGTAGCTCTGCACGTCCTCTTTGGCCGTCGCATAGTTGGCCGCGGCCTGCTGTAGCATGGTGATCGGGATGCCAAAGCAAGCGGCCAAATCCTCGCGGACCTCATCGGACAGATCCGGGATAGCCAAGTCCTTGACGGGGGAGCTCAGGACGGTGGGTGTGAGACCCTTTGACAACACGGCGATATCATGCGCCTTGACAACCCCCCCGAATAGCTTCTTCCACCCCGCCTTGATGCGCTCTAGGTCGGGGTCGTCCTGATTGAGGTTTTGCTCCGTGGTCAGTAGCATAAGGGGCACAGCCCCATGCGCGAAGAATGACTCTGCCCACTGCAAAAGCGACCCGGCCAGCCCCGACGCCCTAAGTGCTACTTGCGCCGGGCCAATGCCCGGGCCTAGATCGTCCGAGGGATTGAATAGGGGCATATACACCAATTCGTCAGGCTTCCACCTTGCGTTCCCCTTGCCTGTTTGGTGAAACCCTGACAGCTCGTTATTGCGCACGTCAACGGCCATCGTAGTGGGGTTGAGCCAGTGGAGGGTCGCGTCTTTTTCCCAGTAGCTAACGCCCCACAAGCACCGGGCGGCCTCCGTGAGCCAGAGCAGCCTCTCCATATCCACATCTTGGTACGGCGCCGGTAGCTCTTCTACTGGCTCCTCTTCACCCTCACGAAACAGCCCGTGTGGGATAGCCGACAACGTATCACTGCGCAAGTTCACGCAGCGATACATCCAGGATACGGATCTGAATACCTCAGCCGTCGTGGGGTTGGCGCTCTGGCCAAACAGCTCAGGGAACGCGGCGTCAAGATCATTGAGGCTGATAGTGGTCTTGAGAGCGCCGCCT